CAGCACCTTTTGCTCCCTTATTGACCACATCCTTAACTTGCTTAAGAGGTGATCCAGCATCTTTGAGTTGTGCTGAATTATCGTCTGGTCTGTAGTTATCTGGTGTAGGACCACCTAGATCTTCCCAGTTGCCAGTCTGACCATCAGGAATACCTGTGGTTAGTTTGGGCATTGCATCTCCTGCTTGAGCATTAGCATTTACAGCAGTTCTGGATTGCTTAGTGCCTACTTCCATTTCCTGTAAGTTTTTACCACGAGACATTTGTAACTCTCCGTTTAACCTTTGTTAATTAACTATATTTATTTATAATTTAATATTTTACAATGAATTTAGAAATTCATTAAAAAGATTTAATTTGTGCTCTTCTAATTGCTTAGAATCGACCAAAGTATTAATTCTTTTTTGGATTCTCGATACTTTTTGCTCAAGAACTCCATTATTCCAAACCCACTCAACACCTTCCATGATTCCTTGAACAAAAGCATCAGGTGCCGAAGGATCAGCAACAATATCGGCAGCAGTGGCAAGCATAAAATCCTCACCAACTTCTTTGTAACCCTTATTGTTTTCTCTTAGTGAACCAATACCACGAGAAGAAACTCCAAGACAGACACCATCTTTAAGAAGTGATTCTGCAATTCTTCCCATAGGAGTGGAAAGAATTTGTGCTTTACCTATCCAATTATTACCCTTTTGCTCAAGAGCAACAATTTTGTGAGAAACTCTATCAAGATTTACAGTAGGACCGTCAGGGTGTCCAAGTTCTCAGTTCTCCTAGAGCACGACCTTTTTGAACATAATTTTCATCGTAACGCTTTACTTCCCTTTCCATAATTGAAAAAGGATACATTCTACCGTTACGATTCACACACTCACTTTGAAGAAAAACACCTTGAATATAGAATTTTTTATTGTTACCAGTTCCTTCTGTAAGAACTTTAACCTTTTCTATTTCTTCTGTAATTAGTTTCATTTTTAATGAATTTGGTTCGTTATTTATATTTATTATTATTGAGAAATTGGATCATTATTCTCATCATGTCTTTGATATGTTCCAACTCCAATTGGATTGTTATTTTCATCATATCTTTGATAAGTTCCAATACCTATTTGATTGTTATTTTCATCACGACGAATATAATCAACATTAAAGTCTTCATATGTTAGGGTAGTCCATCCCTCAGATCCACCAAACTGTGTAACCGTAGTAAATCCAGGTTGGGGTGATACTGGTTGATTATTTTCGTCGTGTCTTATATACATGATCAATCATTAATTTCTTCTAGTAATAAAATATCAAAAGCAGCAGTATATCTACCTTTGTTTGTTCTTACCGTTACTCTGACATCAATATCAGATTTTTCTGGTATTTTTATTGGGAAAGAAAACTCATAATCATATTCCGAACCACCAGATACTTCAAATGAATGACCGATACGAAATGCTTGCTGACCAAAATATCTAACGAACATATCGCCCGTAGCATCAGCTGCCGCCTGAGCAGTACAAACACCCTTATATAGATACCCAGTTTTTCCAGCAGGAACTGTGTAGATTGCCATGAGTGTTTGTGCTTTACCAGCAAGAATTCTCAAAATATCTGTACCATCTTTAGTAAAGTTAATATCACCTACATTACTGGTAGAACCATTAGTAACGAATGCTCCAAAAACTCTTTTGAATGAAACAGTGCCAGAAACTGTTGCTGTACTGGAAAGAATAAAAATCTCTTCTATTTCTTCGTAGTTGGCATCTAATCCTTGAACTAATACTTGCTTGCCATTGTCAGAAGCATTAGCAATAGAAGCGGTGATTGGTCCAGCAGTATCAAAAACACTCCATGGATATAATGTGGTATTTTTATCCCATACCGTTCCAGTTGATGCTTGAGCAACTTCAGGTACAGCACCAAACTTATGAATCATTGAAGCACCACGAACTTTACCTCGTGCTACATTTATTCTAAAATCTTCTTCCCAGTTAAAATAGGACATTTTCTAATTATTCTTCTGTGCCCACATTATCAAATAACGAAGAAGCAACGGCAGGTCTCAAAGCATCAATTTTTTCTGCTGATTTTGTGAATAAAATATCTTTAATTTTATCACTGATTTGTGAAGGTGACTCATCTGTCACAATCATATCCATAAGTTCATCCATATTTTTAAGTAATTAACTATATGTTATTTAGATTCCTTTCTCAGTTGGAGGTTCTGCACCTTTTTCATCTACTGAAGGTTCTATTGGAACTTGTCCAGATTCACCTTCAATATTATCTCCAACTTTCATAGGTTGACCAGTATTTGGATCAATAGGTGCATTGGGATCTGGAATCCTACCAGATTCAATTTCTTGTTTAATTAGAATATCTTGCTCCAAAATTTCCTCATCAGTTTGACGAAGAATTTTTCTTCTTACATAATTCTGAGAATAATATTTACCAATATAAGGTTCTGCAGTGGCAGCCATATTCAATCTCTCAGTCATTAATTCTGCTTCTTTTAGTTCTGAGAAATGATTATCATATAAGAAATCATATTGAATATGCTCACTCATCACTTTCCAATCTTCTGGAGTAATGATATTCTTTAAAATTAATTGAGTTTTTAGCATATCGCTAAACATATTAGAGAATCTCTTTCTTAGTCTTCCAACAAATTTTGTGAATTTCAATTCATCACGAAGAATCTCAGAAGAACGACCGAGGTTAAATCCACCTTCTCCACCAATTCTGGTTGGAGGAACATTCAATGAGCGATAGAGTTTTTCTTGGAAATATTTAATATCTGTAATTTCTCCAAGATTTTGTCCACCAGGAAGAGTTGTAATTTCTGTACCACGACCACCTTCTCTTCGTGGAAGCCAGAAATCTTCGAGCATACTCATAAATTTTTTATCATCACGAATTTCGCCAGTATTTGCATCATAAACAAGTTTGTTACGATAACGCATCATGACATCACGAAGATATTGTTCTGCCTTTACTTTAGGTAGATTGCCCACATCAATATAAAAAATTCTTCTTTCTGGAGCACGAGACAATCTGTAAATAACTAACGCATCTTCAATCATACGAAGTTGATTGAGTGATTTAATTGCTTTGTGCAAGTATGAAAGTACAGTACCTTTATTTCTATCAACAAGTCCAGAAGTGCAGTATGTAATAGAATCCTTTGCAATTTTTATTCCACCATTTTGTCCAGGATTAGTTGTACTTTGTCCTCCCATAGCACCAACTGGATATGATGCTTTTGCATTAAAAATAAAATATTCTTCAATTTCAGGAAAATCATAATCCATTGGATTATTGATATTACTCTTCACATAATTAGATCCATCATTTTTTTTCTTTTTCTGTTGCCGAACATAGCGCATCTTCATAGCATCTATGTATCGAAGTTCTTGAATACCTTCTTGTGGATTCTTTATGTCAATTACTTTATGGTAATAAAGTCTCCCGTCAATATACCAATTTCTATAAATTTCGTGAGATTTTTTATCAAAATCTAATAGTTCTAAAATATACTTAAATTCTTCTCTGATTTTTTCTTTTATTCCATCACTGGCATTCAAATTAGATAATTCAATTTTTACGGGTGAATCGTTAGTATCCGAAACAATTGCTTCATTTACAATATCTTCAATTGCACTATCTACTTCTGGGTGAAGCGCCATCTCACGATAACGCTTAATCATATCAAATTCAGTTCTATAGACACCTTCTATGTCTACATAAGAACCAAAAAATCCGCTAGTCAAATAATGGTCAACCCCGTCCTCATTATTTTGAGGAACGGGGGAGACTACTCCAGGTGANTGGAGTTCTTTATCGTCAATTGAAAAACCAAATAGTTTTGCCATTATTAAAGTTTAATTTGTATTATCTATCTATTTATTGATAATTTTCCTGAGGACCTTGAGGAGTCCAGTATTGAACTTGGAACTCTACAGTAAATTCTTCAATAGTATCAGATGTATCATATGAAAGATCAATCTGAGATATATTGGTTGGGAAAATATCATAGAATTTGTAAAGAGCAGCAGCTTCAAGACCTGTACCTACTGGAGTATTAAATCCT